TTTGATTCATCAACACCAAGTGGTTTATCTAGAGCAGAAAATACTATTCAGATTACTACAGATTCATTAACATTTACGTGTTCTAGAGATAATCATCTAGGAAATCATACTTATCCACGTTCTACTGATCCAGCTGCTGGTGCAACTATTGGTGTAGCAGCAACAACTAATACAACTATTACTATTAATGTTGGTTCAGGTGGTGGTGGAGGTACTGGTGCTATTGTTACTGCAAATGTTGCCCCAAATAGACATAAGTTTGTAAGTGCATCAGTAGGTGTTGTAACTGATACAAGTAATAATTCTTATAATGTTACTGATGCTGATTACAATCCAGAAACAGGAGAATTAACTTTAACTAGCAACAGTCATGGATTTGTTGGATATTCTACTATTACCCCAACAAATGCTGCTTATGCACCATCTACTGGTGTATTGACACTTACAAAGAACGGTCACGGATTTAATGTTGGTGATCAAGTTCTTATTCAAGATAATTCAATATCATTTAAATGCACTAAAGATGGTGGTGTAAGTGTACATCATTATCCAAGACCTTCTGATTATGCTAGTGGAAAATGGTTAACTATTACAAATAAAACTGTTAATACATTTAAAGTTAATGTCAATCCAAATCCATCATCAGAACAATATCCACATACACCTGCAGGTATATTGAATGGATGTGTAGCAAAAGCAAATCAAACTATTGCTATTAATGGTGGTGGTTTGGTAATGACCTGTGAGCAAGATTTACATAGAACTCTTCACCCATATCCACGTACAACTGATCCTGCTTATAATGTTCAGTTACCTGTTGGTAGAGTAACTGCAAACACATATAGTGTTCAGGTTGGAAAATCACCTGCAGGAACTGGTGGAGCATTGGAGTTTACCATCAATGATGGCGGTGCTCGTTATGTTAATCCAGAACTTCAGATTCCAGAATCGATATATGAAAATGTATCAATTGAAGGTATTTCTAGACTTGGTATTGGATTAACTACTGCTACTGGTAAGAATCTATTACTTAATATGGGAGTTGGTGCAGCAAATACTAGTGTTGGTGTAGCACGTAGTATGTTTGAAATATCCAATTTTGCAATAGCAAGACCAGGACATTCATTTAAAGTTGGTGATAAGTTTAAACCAACAGGACTTGTTACTGATAAGCGTTTACAGAAACCCATACAAGAATTTGAACTTGAAGTTGTTGAAACATTTAATGATTACTTTGCTGCTTGGCAGTTTGGGGAAATGGACTTTATTGATAGTATCGCTCCATTGCAAGATGGATATAGAAAGAGGTTCCCATTATTCTTTAATGGACAACTCTTAAGTTTCGAGAAAGATGAGACTGCTGTACTTTCATCTCAAATAGATCTAAATGCTGTTTTATTAGTATTTGTTAATGGTGTATTACAGACACCTAATATATCTTACCAATTCCAAGGTGGTACAACATTCACATTTACTGAAGCACCATTAGATAGTGATAAAGTTGATATATTCTTCTTCCTTGGACAATTGGGAGTTGATATTGAAATAGTTGATATAACAGAAACTATTAAACCAGGTGATGATTTGAGAATTCGTCAGCATCCAAATTACTTGGATACTAATCGTCCTCCAATTACAACAACTCAAGAAAAGGATAGAATAATTAAAGAGATATTATCTTCAGATTTAATTGAGACTACAATTTATAGTGGTCCTGGAATAAATGAAGATATCCCTAAACCACTTGAGTGGACTAAACAGAAAATTGATAAGTGGATTAAAGGAGATTTAATTTCTAAAGCAAGAGAATCTCTTGAACCACAAGTATATCCAACAGCAAAAATTATTAGTGATATAACACCTAGTACTGGAACTATTGGTGGATTAGATGATGGAATATTTGTTGACGATTCTGAAGCATTCTTCTATGAGGAAGGTCCTTTACATGTTGATGCGTCAGACAGATATGGAATTACCATTACTTCTGTAGATGCTATAATCATTCCTACCGACACTAATCAAGTGTCTGCAGGATTTACAGCAACAATTACTGATAGTATAGTAACTTCAATAACTACAACTAATGTTGGTTCTGGATATACCGACGGAACTTATAATCTGAAGTTCTCAGCACCACAAGAAGTGGGAGTAGGAGTTGGAACAACTGCGATTGGTACAGCAACTATAACAAATGGTTCTGTAGCATCAACTCAAATTGCAAATGCTGGATTTGGATATACCCATTCAGCATCACCACAAGTTATAATCTCTAGATCTGAATATGATACTGAAAAAGTAACTAAGATACAAAATTCTTTAGGATTTACTGGAATTGTAACTGGTATTACTACAACAGCAGGAACTAATGGTCATCCATTGGCGATTAAGTTCTACTTCTACGCAGATAAAAATGCTACTGATTTGAAAGTTGGATATCCAGTATTAATAAAAGATACACCATTTACTCTATCTGGTATTAATACTTCTGGTGATCATATTCCATTTAATGATGGATCAATTCAAACTGATAATAATAGATGGACTGCTGCTCATAGTGGATTTGCAGTTACATCAGTTGATAATAATGATAATGAGGTAGTAAGTATTGGATCAACTAATTTAGATAATATCTACAAAGTTTCCAGTATCTATGTTCTTGATCAAAGAGCAGAAATAACATGTAATATCCATAGTGGATCAGACGTTATTACTGGTTTTGCTGTAACTGGATATTATGACGGTCCAACAGGTAATGCTGGATTAACAACTTCATTTGGTAAGTTATCTTGGGGAAGATTATCAGGAATAACTAGATCATCAAGTCCTATCTCTATTGGAGTTACTGGATTAACTGTTGATTCTGGACTAAGTACATTCCCAATAATACAGAGAAGAAATTATGATAAATCTTCTTTGAAAGGATTAAGAAACACAGGTGCAATTAGAATCCAAATCTAATTAAGCATTATGTGCTATAAATAAAGAAAAAAAGTAGTATCGCTTAAGTAATAAACACAATGTCGGCAATTGTTACTGATCAGTTTAGAATTCTGAACGCCAATAATTTTATAGAGTCAGTAGAGTCTGATAGTAATTCTTATTATGTTTTTATTGGTTTACCTAATCCATCATTGGTGGGTTATGGAAGATCTGAAAACTGGAACACAACCACACCAGACCCTGTTGATAATTTTTCATCTAATGCTCATTCTGGCGATACGATGATGTTTGGAAGAAAAATTTCTTCTGCTAATATTAGAAGAATTATTAGGCGTATTGATTGGACTGCTGGAACCAAATATGAAATCTATAGAGATGATTATAGTTCTTTAAATCAAAGTCCTATAATGAAAGCAAGTAGACTTTATGATGCAAATTATTATGTAATGAACTCTGATTATAAAGTTTATATTTGTATTGATAATGGTTCTATAGAAGGAAATGAAACTGGTAATATTTCTCAAGATGAACCTAATTTTACTGATTTAGAACCATCTAGAGCTGGTAATAGTGGTGATGGATATGTTTGGAAATATCTATACACTGTTTCTCCTAGTGATATTATTAAATTTGATTCTACTGAATATATTACTGTTCCCAATAGTTGGGATAAAACCACAGATTCTCAGATTAGATCTATTAGAGAAAATGGAGATTCTTCAATTAACAGTAATCAGATTAAGCATGTATATGTTGATAAGCAGGGTGGAAATTATGCCGATGGTTTAGGTCAAGAGTGTAATATTATTGGAGATGGAACTGGTGGTAAAGCAAGGGTTGATGTTGTAAATGGTAAGATTACTAATGTTACTGTAAGTGCTGGTGGAAAAGGTTATTCTTATGGTTTAGTTGATCTAGGTACATTAAACAGTGCTGTTCCTGCAAACAATAGAGCAAAACTTGTTCCAATAATCCCACCATCATTAGGTCATGGATATGATGCTTATAGTGAATTAGGAACTGATAAAGTTTTAATTTATGCAAGATTTGATGATTCTACTAAAGATTTCCCAACAGATACTAAATTTGCACAAGTTGGTATTGTAAAAAATCCTACTGCTGTTGGAACCGCAAATACTTATACTGAGACTAATTATTCATCGTTGGAATCTATTAAGTTTTCAACTATCAATGGAACACCTGTTGTTGGTGAAAAAATAACTCAAGTTACAGAAAAAGTAAATGCAGGAAATGAAGCAACTGGTTATGTTGCATCATATGATAAAGCAACTCAAGTTTTGAAATATTTTAGAGATAGATCTTTAAACTATACTACTACGCAAGATCAAACTGATTACGCTGGTATTAGTACTACTGGTAGAATATATTCATTTGAAGATTCTTCAAATGCTGTTAGAGGACAATCTTCAGGTTTTTCTGGAAGTGTCGATACTGATTTTACTGGTATTAGTATTAATCCTACAGGGACAAAGTTAATTAATTTAGGTTCAACCTTTGTAAATGGACTGTCTCTATCTGAGATAAATAAAGGATCGGGGGAACTTATCTACTTAGATAATAGACCTTTGATTGCTAGAAACGAAAGACAAAAAGAAGACGTTAAAATCATCCTGGAATTCTAAAGAAAAATGCCACAAAAGACTAACTTAAATATAAGTCCTTATTATGATGATTTTGA